CTTGCCTAGTTAGGTTATTTAATTCACTTTGTTGTATTTCCCATAATTTATAAGTAAAGAATGAATCGAGTCCGTTATACAATAATAGTTTTTCTATTCCGAAACGTTCTATAAATTCTTTTATCCTATTAAATCCATTGGCGCCGTATTTATCTTTTTCCTCTTTATCACATTCCAAGTAAGGATCAATTTCAGAATCATATCCTAATACGCCAAATTTAGCGTATACCCAAAATTTTAGATTTACTTTCTTTTGGTTATGAATAATATGAGCATCGAGCATCGTATCGGAAATTATATTTTTTATCCATTTAGAAAATTTATTATTAAAGGCTGATCGTATTTTAGTCCATATATTTTCATACTTAGCATTATGGATTATTTTATTTACATCAGATTGCATTAATTCAGTCCAGGCGTTTCTAAATTCTTCATCATTAAAAAACGGGAATGAATATGCAAATAACCCATCCGAAATAGAAGCGGCTACGATTTCATGGCCTTTTCGATATGGCTTTATTCCAGTAGCTTCATAGTCAATTGCTACGGCTTCTTTTGATTTATTTACAGTTACTCTTTTTACTATTTCAGTAGCTTCTTTTACATTAGTAATAGCCATTATTTCTGAGCCGTAATTAGAAATATACATAGGCCGATTTACTAATTCTATGGCTTTTTGAATATGGGATTTTAATTGTTTATATAGAACGATATCAATATTTAATCTATCTCCTTTACGGAAAATCATAGACGGGTGCCAGGAAGGGCAAATATATTTTCTTAATTCTTGATCGGGAATATTCAATCCGGCCCAATCGGCGATGGTAGTATTTGAAATTCGTCCCGATAATCTATTTCCCAATAATCCTTCTATTGATATTTTGCCTAAAGGAATAATTACTTTAGGGTTTATAGTTTTAATATCTTCTAATAAAAACTTACGGCATGAGGCTATTTGTATCGGCTTAGGCTGGATTACTGCGCCTTTTTTATCTAGGCCGGGAAAGCATCGAACGGCATTAGTAATATAAAAATCATTATATAAATCGTATCCTAAATCTTCGATGATTTCTTTTAATATTTTTCCAGCCTCGCCGGTAAAAGGTTTATTTGTTTTATCATCATTTTCGCCTGGATATTCATTTATTATTAATATATCTAGTTTACCTTTTCCGTAAACAGTCATTTTAGATGATTTACAACTTTGGGATAATCCGCATTTAGTACAATTAAAAATAGGTTCTTTTTTTATTCTGGGTTTAATTACTTTTTTAACTTCAACTTTTTTTACTTCTTCATCGGTAAAAAATCCTAGTTGCATATTACTTTTCCCATTTACCAGTATCATCTTTTTCAAATGTTTTTTTAAACATCATATTAGCAGCTGAATGGTAAATAACAACGCCTTCGGGATTCATAAATCCTGGAGCGGCCTTTGATCCTTCGGCTTTTAGCATGGTCATTATACCCGATATAAAATTAGTGTCAAAAGCTCCGCGATATAAAATAGGAACTACTTTACAGCAAGAAGGGCAAATAGGTTTTTCGTTATCGAAACTATCTAACCATTTAGCAGTATTAAATAAACTCCAATGTTTTTCTGTTTGATTATATTTTCTTTGTATTCCATTTCCCCACCATTCGCCAAAATGACGCCCAGGCCCAAGCATTAATAATTCTTCTGCGTTTTCTTTTACCCATTTAGCAAATCCGAAGTTATCATTTTCAGGCGTAATCCATCTAGTTCGTGAACCCGCGAAAAGAGCTAACCCATCTAATTGAAAAATACAACTAGGGTCATTTTCAGGATAGCCTTCTAATTCTTTGATTAAAATTTGAGCATTGGTTCCATCTATTTTTTCAGTAATAAACATTTCCCTAGATAATCTAGCTATTTTAGAAAATTCTTGAAACTCCATTTTATTCGCCCCCTTCAAAAGTTTTTATTAATTGAATGCCATTAGGATTACTGAAAATAATCTTCATACTTTCTTTCTTTTGATCCTTAGTCTTTTTCAAATAGAATGATTTGCTATATTTAATTCCATTTTCAATCATGCCATAATCAACAAAAATACTAATAAGCTCTATTTCTTTTTTCAATGGCTTTTCCCATACTACCGTTTCTGTATATTTTCCGCTTGGCCGCTCGCTATATACTTCAATATTTTCCGTGCTAAAGGTCAATTTAATAGTATCGAATGATTCAATGTTAGTCGATAATGCCGCCGCCCTATTTATAGCCGACATTAAGCCTTCAGGTAATTTATTGCTGATATCCGTTTTTTCTTTCTGGTTCCTTTCTACTAAATCTAAAATCATTTTAATAGGGTAATTTTCTTGATTCAGTCTTTTACAACTGAATATGGTTTTATCTTCGGTTTTAAAATGTACCCATGAATCCGATACGTTAATATGCTTCAAATTATTTAACTTAATCAATTCTTTAATGGCATCATCGGTTAGCCAAAAAGAATTATTTATAGACAAATCCATTTTATAATAATTGATTCTTATTTCATCGGTAGAAACAATAATATCATTTTCAATAAATATACCGGCCAATACGGATTTATTACTTGAGAATAAACAAATAGAAAGCCCTTCAATTAACTTTTCAGGAATAGCGACATATTTAATTTTATCTTCAAATAAAGTATTAACCCTGGAAATCAAATTATTTTCAAGTAACGTCAATTCGGCTATGGCGTTTTCTGATTTTAATATCCATTTATCTTTTTTAGGGATTAAATGAATAGAATCTCCTGAGTATCGATTTAAAAGATTATAAAAATCTTTCGCTTTAATAGCGCCTGAAACCGGCTTATCATTTTTATCGGTAATAGTAAAAGGAATAGATACGGAAATATTATCATTATAAGTATGAATAAAGCCGTTATGGAAAATAAATGTATCCGATCCTTCAAGCAAAACAGAATCAGATTCGATACCGGGCATAACTTGTTTTAATGCGTTAATAAATTCAATGCGGTTAATTTTCATATAGTTCTCCTATTTATATTATAGATTTTATTCAAATAAACTAAATGTTTTTGGTTCATATGATGCATCATAATTCTTGTTTTCACCTTTTGGATATGGTAATATTTTATATTTGAAATCTTTTTTCATTCTTTGTGTTTCTCTTGATGAACCTAAAAAATAAAAATAACGATATTTTCCTAATTGCTGCTTAATTACAACTTCTTCTTTTGCCATTTTTAAATGCGTTTGTAGGTATTCATGATATACTCTTGAATGTATTTCTTTTCCATTTTTATTAAAGTATTTTTCTTTATTTAATGTAGTACCTGTATAAATCCAATTTGTACTTTGATAGATATATCCATGATGGTTCATATTTGCATCGGCATAACTTACTATAAAACATGGGGCACGCTTTTTTTTCATTTCATTTAGACACATTGATACAAAATGTGATAATAGATTTTTTTCATGGTTATCTATTATTACTAATCTACTTAATTCATAACCTTGTATTTTCAATGTATTAAAACATCCAGTTCCATCATTTAAACTTTTTGTTATAGGAACGGAAAATGTACAAACTCCAATTAATTCTTTTTTTAAATATAATCCAAAACATTCCATTACACAAAACGGCATTCTTTTTGCATAATGTTTTTTTAATAGCCATTGACTCCATTTTCGTGTATCTTTTGTAATATTTTTGATATCATATTCTTTCATATAATTTCCTATCGTCTTCTATTCTTTTTTGTCGTATTAAATATCTTTGCTTCACTCTCATTACTTTTATCATTTATATTATCTTTATCTTTTATTTCTTCGTTTATTTTTAATATTTTATTTTTCCATTCATTACTATTTATATCTAAATATATTGTATTTGATAATTTCTTTTGTTTCATAATCTATAATCTCCTTGCTATTATTATAGATTCTTATCAGTATTATTTCCTTTTATAATTATTATTTTCTTCTTCATTGCCGTCTTCATCAGTATCGACTTTATTTAATTCTACATCATTTTTTAAACGGCTATCAATACACGGACGGCCTATATCTAAACATTGCAGTACTACAGCTTGGTCAAATGATCCGCGCTCTTCTCGCGTTACCACTTGCGATATTCTTATTATACCGCGTTCCTTTTCTTTTTTAGTT